TAATGACTATACAGCCCTTAGTGAGTACGCTTGCTAATGGGGCGTTTGTAGGCTTTTTCCACACTGATCCAGATGATGAGCCTGGTACCTATACGGGAGTTCCTGCGGGATACTCTCATAAAGGTGCTGTGACTTTTAATTCTGGCGTTGTCGCTGAAATACGATACCCGGAGACTACCGGTTGGTTGTATACCGACATTGCTTCTTCACCTGAAAAGAGGACCTCAGATGCTGGCTACATGGTTGTTTCTTACATGGGTGGAATCACTGATTCTGCTATGTTTGATACTGTCTTGTGGCAGGTTGGGTTGGAAGCTGTTCTCGAGTTTTCGAACAGGAGAATAACTTCTGACTCTGATCTGCCCTTTGCCGAAGTCGTTGCTGGTGATCCTGGCGTGTTTCTAGGGGAGAAAGACCCCAGAATAGGCGCCCAACCACATGATTCTCTTTTTGAGGATGGTGCTATTGAATATTCTAGAAATATAGTGGTTGACATCAACGAGTTAGGGGATATTGCCATTAATTTGGCACAATTTTATGGAAGCCAGTTTTTCTGTGGCTTAGATCTTGACATCTCATCTTCAGATGCTGTTGCTCAGTTGGGTGATGTTATTCAAGCATTGACCGCGTTTACGGTTGTTGAGGAGGAAACTGGATTCATTACGGTGGATCCTACTGCTCACCAAATATTTTCGTGGTCTGCTATTATAGCGCCTACCCTTTTGGCAGCGACCGGAATCATGTCTTTTTCGCTAGCTCAGGCGGGAACTGCGGTATTGATCAATGCTGTGAAGCTGTTCATTTCCGTTCTTCCCGAGGAAGTCGAAACTCTCGACGATGCGAAACGAGTTCTTCCGAACCTTTGTAGGGTTCGGGGAAAACACATGGCTCCGAAGATGCCAGAGCATTTGCGTTTGATGCAAATGAGACAGTTGGTCAAGTCGCAAGGGGATTGTTTTGAACGAAATCGAAAGAAAAATGAAAAGCTACCTATGTACTTGACCATTCCTGAAAAATCCGACGTGAAATCTATCACAGACATACCCCTTTCGGATGCTGTGGTTTGCGCTTTGTATGCGTGGAAGGAAACTCCCACGGTCATACCTGATTTGTCGGGCACATATTTATGTGCAACCCCTGGAATTGGTTACACCATGGCGGATTACAACTTTAAAATAACTCAGGTGACTTCTACTCGCTGGGGTTTTACTGTTGCTAGTGACACAGCCAATTCACCGATGTCTGCTCTAACGATTGTCGTGGAGTACTGGTGGAATGAAGCTGCGAGTTACGATAGCCATATTGTTTCTTCAAATTCATCGAACATGAGTCTCGTATATCGAGATGCGAGTCCCTTTACTCTATCGACTAGGGTTGAGTACTGGGAGTTTTATCCCGTTGATTCGGAAGCAACTAGATTTGCTCCTGGAGATTACTGGATTGATTTGACTCTGTTTAATGACATCTCTGGAACTCGCACTTTGGAGTTGCTCAATATTGAGATGATTGCCTGGGGTGTCGAAGGACCTCATTTGCTAAAAACTGGTCAGCATATGCTTAAGCGTAAAGTGCAAAATAAGATGAAGTTGCTAAAAGAGCTTCATGAAAAAGAAATTTCTAACATTGTTAATGTTGAGTACGCTTTAGCCATGACTGATAAAGATAAGATGAATTGCGGTGATGACCTTATTGGTATTCCTCAGAAAAATGATATAATTTGTGCCGCTGAGGTCACACTTGCAGACGATACTGTTCCCAATTTTATTGATCTTCCACCTGCCTTTCAGTTCTATCCGTTCTCTGGATCTTACGCCTCTTTGTATAGTCGTTTGCATGATGCTATCATGACGGTGGACGTTACTGGACAGAACATAGTTTTTAATCTTACGGATACTGTCCCGCCGATTGGTAGGGTGATTGTTCTTTTCCGCACTGATTTTACCAGTACGGCGAGCTTTACTCCCACTTTCACTGTTACAAAAGTTGTTGGGCCCTCTGGGGTGACAACCCGCTGGTATGGGCGAGATGCTACATTTGGAATTGAGAGTGCGAGCTACACCAAGATCTGGGAAATTGCTCCTGTAATAGGAGTAGATGGAATAAATCAAATTCTTAGTGGTGGTTCTTACATCTATAAAGTTTCCTTCTTGAACAATTCAGCTGGAACAACAAATATAACGCATATGTCTTGCAAGGTGCTCTTTTGGCCTGTTGGAAATTATGTGGCACCTGAATTGCCTGATTTGTCGGAAGAAGTTCAATCTTCACTGACTAAAGAAGAAGAGGAAATGCTAAGAAAGTATCGTAAAGATCTTCGAAACAACAAAAAGAGAAGAACCTGTTCTCTTGCCAAATCCAGCCTGGATTTGTAGAGCTTCGCTCCAAACACGGGTATTGGTCCTTGCTGAGAAAAGTGGTTTATCCTTCGGGACATTTACACTTTGCTCCAATTAGCAAGAGTTGGTTTCTAGTGCATACACGAGATAGG